GTAAGTTACACATCTCACGACTATCACAGTATGTGTCAGCGTTCTAAAGAGCGTATCAGAAAGATGCAGCAGGAAGGAATACCTACGCCCCATGACCCAAAAGACAAGCCAGAGGACGTAGGCAAACGTGATGGTTACTCTATTATCTTCATGTCATAGCTCGCAGTTGTTACCTGTACAGGCTAACTGCTGACTACCTTCAGTCATATCAGACTCCTCACTGATGTCCCAGTTGATCTCAGTGGGGAAGTCTTTCTTTAACTGGTTGTATGTTTTCTTATCAACAGGTTCATATGGTGCTTGTTGATACGTGTGGTCTGAGTAAGGCAAGAAGCTGATACCAGATACTTTATCGAACTTGTTGTATAACCACTGTCCCACCTCCAAGAACTCATCGTCACGATAGTAACAAGTCATTGATGGTTTGTGTTCACACCATTCGTCCTGATATATCTCCCACAGTTCTAGCTGTTCCATAGCACCCATCTCTGAGGCTGTCACAGCGCCCTCTGGAGAGGCGATAGGGAAGCTGAATACCTTAGTACTGGGTGACATCACATCGTCCTCTACAGGGACGTTAGCGGCCTCTAGGACAGCGCAAAGTGGGTCACGAGCGTCTGCCCTAACTCTGCGTATGTACTGAGCAGAATAACGAGGATGAATCCCACTAGCAGAATCAACCAACTGGCTAACAGTGCCTGAAGGCTTAACTGCAGTGATAGCGGTAGATACATTGATACCCAGCTTGTTAGCCCATTCTTTGTTAACTTTGATTGCTTCTTGTCGCATGGCTCTGAGCCACTTCTTGAGTTCATTCTTGTCTCCTCTTCCTGATAATAACGGATGATCCATAATACCAGTAAGACTTACACCCAGCAGTGCTTCATCTTCTGTGTTAACTTTCCATATGTTTCGTAGGTAACGGAAGTCAGTCAAGGTAGCTTGTAAAGTTCCAAGGACAGTCGCAATGCGTACTTTTCGTTTGAGGTTTGCGAGCGTATCGGTTGGCCTGACAACAACCTCCGATAGATTACAGAATTGATAGGGACGGAGGATGATCTCGCTACATGGATTAGTTCCAAAAGCATAGGTAGCATCTCGTCGTTCATTTCTTGCAGCCTGTTTCTGACTAGCCACTCTAGAAAAGACACCTCGTTCTCCCGATCTAGATTCGTACAGGCTTGTCCACTCATTTAAAAACGCCTCAAAGTCTGGCTTCTCTGTGTAACACGCAGAGTTGTTTGCTAACCCACGTTGGGGATTATCTACCCACCACTGTCCATGCTTGCAACGTCGTAGTCTGTCGTCTGTGAGGTTGCTGAGACTGATGAGGGCGCTTCTTCGTACCCCTCCAACAACGACGATTTGTGCAATCTTGCAGCAAAGATCGTGGCACTCAACGGAGCTAAGTTTTCTGCCAGCCGCGCCTTGAAAGAGTTCAACTGTGAATCTGAACAGTTCGAGCAGAGGCTCTGGACCGCTTGCTCTACCTCCAAAAACTTTAAGCGGGGAACCTGAAGGTCGTACTCTGCTTGTATCCCATTGGGGAATCTGACCTGAATACAACAGTGATACCAACTCCCTAAACGATTTCGCCCATCCGATCTTCGAATCTGCCACATTAATAACTGTATCGGTTTCATGGAATGTCTCCGCTACCTCTGGTAATTTCTGTACGTACTGTCGTTCAACACTAAAGCCTACACCTGTACCACACATGAGGACGTACATCATCTCATCGAATGCTTTCGGATGATCAATAGGAAGATAGCTACAGTTAAACCCTGCTACGTTATCACGATCCAGTGCTTCACCAGCAGTCATCAACGCTCGCATGGAAGGCATGACATCTAGATCATGTATAGCTTTGAATATCTCTGACACATCAAAGTCGTTAAGGTCTGCACGATCTACCCAGTAGTTGACGTAGCGGTTGACTGTTTCTTCCCAAGTTTCTCTACGCTTTTCTTCTGGTAAGTACCTAGCGTAGCGTGACTTGTGTATGTATTGTTGGTATGCGTCCATTAGTCCTCCAAGAGTAGTTCTTTGATAGCAGAAAACAATTCTTCCATGTCTGAGTAGATCATTGTTTTACTCTGGTCATCGTACCACTCAAGAATAAAACCGTTGTTAGCATTTCGTATTGTTACGTCAGTTATTCTCATTAAGTTATTCCTAAAGTTTCGTTTTCTATTGCGGCCTTAGCCAACCCAAGAAGTAAGTATACACCATCTGGGTATTGTTCGGTAGCGGTAACTTCAAACACTTCACCGTCTTCATACATCACAACAACACACTTGATTGGTCTTCCTTCTTCCTCATACCCTAAGCTTCGTGCTGATAACAACGCAAGAAACTCAGATGTCTTGATAGCATCCTCATCGTTCTTTGTACCAAACTTACCTTCAACTATCTTCATGTTCTATTCGTTCCAGTAGTATCTCAAGGTAGTGGATAGCTTTCTTTATATCTTCTACTCCGTTCTTGTCCTTCCATCTAGTAATGTATTTTACTGCGTTAGCTTCACACCAATCCAACTTGTTAGCAATAATAAAATCTACTGGTTGTATGGCGTACCTGTTGTAGTGATCACCACCTATCTGTTTCTTGATAGCGTGATCGTTAGGATGGTACAGCTTGCCGTACACTGTCTTGCTTGCTCTGTCCCACTCTGCTGGAGTTGCATCGTCAATGCTCACACTCTTCCTCCAAATCAAACTTCCAACTGTTTGTGTTTACTTTGTCAGCAAACCTTTCAACTAACTCTTCAGACGTAATCTCCAACGCCTCCATGATAGTGACTTCATCATAGCGTGACGCTATCCGCTCCAGTATTTCGTCAAGAGTTAGCACCGTACTTCCCCCGTAGGTATGACATGGACACGGGCATCTCATCAAACGTGCCGTTATCTACTTCGTTGAACACCCACAAACCAGACCATGATCCGTTAGTCTGTGGGTTTAGATACTCTTCGTCATGCTGATAAAAGATACCAGCAAACAGAGATGTCATTCTTTTTCCTGCCGCGTTTCTGTCGAAGGCAATGTCTCTGTCTTGTACATGTCCCATGACGCATGACATATGTTTCTTTTGGAGCAGTAGCTTTGCATTCGTGACTGGGCGGCCCATAACACCGCTAGTAAAAAAGTGACAATAAGCAATGCCATCCACAATGACAGGCTGAAGATACGGAAAAACTTCCCAACCCCGCAAGTTAAGATCCTCATAACTCATCAGTCCTTCTAGCTTGGCATCGTTCTCGACTGCACGTTCTATTCGTTGTTCGTGATTACCAATAGTAAAGATGAGGCGAGGCTTCCATATCTTCTTCTTACGTCTACGTAACCGCTGTTGCTCTGCTCTGATACAGTCCATGAATATCTGCATGGCTTCGTTACCAGCCTCAACGTCAGCGGAGTAACGCCTGCCTTCAAATGACTTCTTGCCTACGTCATACGATGACAACGACGGCATGTCCCAGTGGTCACCAAGATGAATGATCACATCAGGTTTCATGGCACAGGCATAGCGCCCTGCCCAGTACATATGATCAATAGGACAATCAGGTTTTATCTGTGTGTCAGGTATTACTAGGTGTCTCATCGCTTCCATCCTGTAGGTATTGTTTCAAGAGTGTACCAACGGAATCCATGCTTCTCTGCCCACTCTTCCATTGTGTAACGTGTACCATCTTTTCTTCTTCGTGATCCCGGCATTGGGGTGTTTGGTTTTTGGAAGAGAAATACCAACTCCTCCTTTGGGCCAAGCGTCTCTGCAATGTGGACATATTTACGTGCCTCGTCTGATGTGCGGAACCTACCCTTTGCTTCTATCCACACTGTCTTAGTCTTGGTGGTGTAAACAAAGTCAGGCTCATAGTATTTAGGAACAAAGTAAAAGATTTGTTTTGATGGGTGATACTCACAGCCACGCATCAGTGCATGAGCTTCTTTCTCAAACTTGGAATCAAACTTCATTAGGCTTGGTGTATCTATCGTCAGGTGAACGCAACAAGTAGAGAAGGTTAAGACTTTCTAATAGTCTGTCTTCATCCAAATCGTTGTCCCAGTATTGAGTCAGGCACACACTGTAACACTCCCATTCAGTAGAACAAGGATCAATGATCTTGTCTGCTTTCTTAGGGCCGATACCATATATGCCCGGTATGTTGTCAACACGGTCGCCCATCAATGCCTGCTTGTACAGCCAACGCATAGCGTCATCTTTTTTAACTGCAGTTAAAACCTTCTTCGTATAATCATACATAGAACAAGGAACCTGTCTGAAGTC